AATCACTTTATAGAAAGAATTAAAATTTACAATGAAGAAAATTTTAACTATGAAATAATCACAGTACAACTTAAGAAAGATGGGAATTGAAGACGACTTTTATGCATCAATAAAACTTAAATCTGGAGAAGAGGTGTTCGCTCGTGTTGCCGCCTCTGAAGAAGAAGATAGAACTATGAGAATTCTCCATACTCCTGTAATGTTTAGTGAAATTAAAAATAAAGGTGGACTTGTAGGATATAAAGTAGAACCTTGGTTAAAGACTACTAGAGAAGATATGTTTATTGTCAATATGGATAATGTTATAACGATGTCTGAATCATCTGATATGGAAATGATTGTAATGTATCAACATTTTCTTAGAGATTCCCAAAGAGAAATGCAACATCAACATAAAATTAATAGAAGAATGGGATATATTTCTAACGTAAATGATGCTAAAGAAAACTTAGAAAAAATATTTAAGTTAGATAGTCCTGAAAATACTAGTAGTTAATATATCTCTTTAACCCCCACAAAGGTATTCTACTTGGTTTTTAAAACTTGTCAAGTAGTTATTTAAATGTTATACTATCTACATAGTAGTGATAAATCTTATGGCAATAATTAGACCTATGGCAAAACGTAAGAGATCAGAACACTATGTAAATAATAAAGAATTCTTAGCAGCTTTAATTAAATATCAAGAAGATATAGAAATAGCACAATTGCAAGATAAACCTAAACCACAAATACCTCGTTATATTGGTGAGTGTTTCTTAAAGATCGCAAATCATTTATCATTTAAGCCAAACTTTGTTAATTACATGTTCAAGGAGGATATGATTTCTGATGGTATAGAAAATTGCGTACAATATATACATAACTTTAATCCAGAGAAATCACGTAATCCATTTGCATACTTTACACAGATTATACATTATGCATTTCTCCGTAGAATCCAAAGAGAGAAACGCCAATTAGAAATTAAAAATAAAATTATAGAGAAGTCTGGTTATCAAGAAGTATTTAATGATGACAATAAGATTGACGGATCTAATTTTTCAGACTATAATTCAATCAAAGACGCTGTGCATTCTAAATTGCGTAATTAATGAAAGTTGCCATCATAACTGATCAGCACTTTGGAGCACGAAAAAATTCTAAACTTTTTCATGATTACTTTCTGAAGTTTTATAATAACGTGTTTTTTCCTTTCTTAGAGAAGGAAGGAATTACCACGGTTATTGATATGGGAGATACTTTTGATAATCGCACAAATATTAATTTCTCAGCATTAACGTGGGCAAAGGATAATTACTTTGATCGTTTAAGGGATATGGGCATCACTGTCCATACTATAGTAGGTAATCATACAGCATATTATAAAAACACAAATGAGATAAACGCAGTAGATCTTTTATTGAGAGAATATGATAATGTAAAAATATATTCTGAAGTATCATCTATAATGGTAGGTGGTTGTAATATTACTCTTGTGCCTTGGATTAACAAGGAGAATGAAGAGATGAGTGTAGCTTTGATTAATAAGTCAAGATCTCCTATCTGTATGGGACACCTTGAGTTAAATGGATTCAGAGCAACTCCAGGTCATATGATGGAGCATGGAATGGATTGGAGTATATTTAAGAAGTTTAAAAAAACATTCTCTGGTCACTATCATTGTAGATCTAATCAGGATAATATTTACTATTTGGGTAATCCATATGAGATGTTTTGGAATGATGTAAATGATGTCAATCGTGGATTCCATTTGTTTGATACAGAAACACTAGAACATACTCCTATCAATAATCCATATCGAATGCATCATATTGTTTATTATAATGATACTGATTATCAATTATTTGATGCACGAGAATTAGAAAATAAAATTGTAAAAGTTATTGTTAAACAGAAATCAAATATTACTAAGTTTGAAAAATTTATTGATAAATTATATGCTGCTAATGTAGCAGAGTTAAAAATTGTAGAGAATTTTCAAATACAAGAAGCAGCAGATTTTGAGGCATTTGAATCTGAAGATACTATTTCTGTTCTTAATAGGTACATTGAAGAAGCAGAAATTAAACTTGATAAATCTAAAGTACAAAAGATGGTACAGAACATTTATCAAGAGGCATGTGAATTGATTTAATGTATATTATCACAGTGCATGGAAAAGAAAATGAGGGTGCATACTCAGTTCAAGATGATGAAGGACAACATATTCTTTATTTGTTTGAAGAAGAAGATGATGCCATGAGATATGCTATGATGCTTGAAGATAATGAAAGTCCAAAGATGCATGTTATTGAAGTGGAGGATGAAGTTATGATCAAGACCTGCGAGGTTCATGATTATAACTATGCAGTTATTACTCCTGATGACATCGTAGTTCCTCCTACTTCTAAACATGATTACATTTGAAAAAATACGATGGAAGAATTTTCTATCTACTGGCAATCAATTTACTGAAATTAACTTAGCACTTGATAGTGAAGCTAAGTATTCTAAGAATTCTACTACATTAATAGTAGGAACAAATGGTGCTGGAAAGAGCACTGTATTAGATGCTCTTACCTTTAGTTTGTTTAATAAACCATTTCGTAAGATTAGTAAGGGTCAGTTGGTTAATACAGTAAATGAAAAAGATTGTATGGTTGAGGTTGAGTTCTCTATAGGATCAACTGAATGGAAAGTAGTAAGATCTATTAAACCAAATAAGTTTGAGATATGGAGGGATGGTAGTTTGATGGATCAAGCTGCTTCTGCTAATGATCAACAGAAGTGGTTGGAACAGAATGTTCTTAAGATGAACTATAAGTCATTTACTCAGATTGTTATTTTAGGTAGTAGTGCTTTTGTTCCTTTCATGCAATTGACTGCATCTAATAGAAGAGAAGTTATTGAAGATCTTTTAGATATTAAGATTTTCTCCTCTATGAATAATCTAATTAAGGATAAGATAAGAGAACTTAGAGAACAGATAAAAACATTAGAACTTAAGAAAGAGTCTCTTAATGATAAAGTGGGGATGCAAGAGAATTTTATTGAAGAGGTAGAGCAACAAGGTAAGGGAAGAATAGAAGACAATAAATTAAAAATTACTACTTTGTTTAGTGAATCGGATAATTATGTTTTAGTTAATAATGAATTAGAAAATGATGTTGCTGACCTAACTAAAGATCAAGAAAAGCTAACAGGAGCTACAAAAAAGTTACGTGAGTTAGGAAACCTTAAAGGAAAAATATCCCAGAAGGTATCGACCATTACTAAAGAGCATAAGTTTTTCACAGAACATACTGTTTGCCCTACTTGTAGACAGGACATTCAGGAGGACTTCAGAATAAATAAAATTGCCGATGCTCAAACTAAGGCTAAGGAGTTGCAATCTGGTTATAAAGAACTAGAAAAAGCAATTAAAAACGAAGAGGAGAGAGAGCATCAATTCACTGCCCTATCAAAGGAGATCACAACATTAACGCATGGCATTTCTAAAAACAATACTCGCATTTCTGGATGTCAACGACAGATCAGAGATCTTGAATCGGAAATTCAAAAACTTACCGAACAACTTGCAGATAGAAATACTGAGCATGAGAAGTTAACCACCTTTAAGGACAAATTAAAAACTACATACGAAGAACTATCTTCTAGGAAGGACACCATAAGCTATAATGATTTCATGTATAGCTTACTTAGAGACGGTGGAGTTAAAACGAAAATCATAAAGAAGTATCTCCCGTTGATAAATCAACAGGTTAATAGATATCTTCAAAAGATGGATTTCTACATCAACTTTACACTTGATGAAGAATTTAACGAAACCGTTCAGTCCCCAATCCATGAGGATTTTTCTTATGCTTCTTTTAGTGAAGGGGAGAAGATGAGGATTGATCTAGCACTCTTGTTCACATGGAGAGAGGTTGCTCGAATGAAGAACTCTGTTAATACTAATCTTCTTATAATGGATGAGGTCTTTGACAGTTCTTTGGATGGTATGGGAACAGACGAGTTCTTGAAGATTATTCGTTACGTCATTAAAGACACTAATATTTTTGTCATATCCCACAAACCAGAAATGCACGAAAAGTTTGAGAGTATGATAAGATTTGAGAAAGTAAAAGGATTTAGTAGGATGGTTGAACAATGAATGTACCAAACTGGATCCATCATTCAAAAAAGGATCCCAAACGAAAACTTAAACCACAGGCACTGCGTCAAGCAAAAGTCAGGAGACAAGCACTTAAGAGGAAATACCTCAAGAGTGCTTTTTTAATTATATAAATAAATTAGTTTTGCCTAGAAATAATGACAAGCATTATTGACCCAAAAAAATATACCAAGACCGTTGACCTATTAAGGTCATTTTTTTTGGCTAAAGGTTTCTTTGAAGTCCATACTCAGAACCGTTTAAGTATCCTTGCTGCCTGTGAAGATCCAGAGACAGTAGCAACATATGAATATAATGGTGAGATCTGGCCACTACCACAGACAGGGCAAATGTGGTTGGAATATGAATTACTTAAGAACCCTGAAGCACCAGGGTTTTTTTGTGTTTCAACTTCTTATAGGCAGGAACCAAATCCAGTAGAAGGAAGACATGAAGTAATCTTTCCTATGTTTGAATTTGAAATGCACGGTGGTGTAGATGAACTTAAGAAGATGGAAATAGAACTATGTGAATACCTTGGTCTACCTGATCTTGAGATTGAAACCTATGATGACTGGTCTAATAAGTTCAATACAAAAGAACTTGATCATGACCATGAAGAGAAGATTGGTCATGGTATGATTACTGACTTCCCTGAGTGGACATCACCTTTCTGGAACATGGCAAGAAATGCTGATGATACCAGTAAGAAGATTGATGTTATATTAAATGGTATGGAAACTATTGGTAGTGCAGAACGTAGCACCGATAAGGAACAGATGCGTGAAACATTCTACACAATATCCGATGGACAGTATGCTCAATTGATTATTAATTTATTTGGTAAGGAAAGAGTAGAAGCAGAACTTGAAAAGTTCCTTGAGTTTGATTTCTTTCCTAGATCAGGTGGTGGGATAGGAGTAACACGTATCATGCAAGCAATCCCTGATTAGGGATTCTTTGTGAGGTGACGAAATTGGTAAACGTGTCAGTCTGTTTAACTGATGTCTCTGGCGGGACTTGAAGGTTCGACTCCTTCCCTCACAGTTTTAAAAATATATTTATACAACTAGGTATAAACTCGTAGGCATAAATTTTTGTTAAACCGAACCCCTTTTGTGTTGATCTTCTGACTAAATAATAGTAGACTTGAGGAGAACAAGATGTAACCAAACCGTATTGGTTATGAAGTTCACGTTAAACAATGGAGAGGTCATCAATGCACAATCTAGTATCCTATAATCAGTTGGCAGGTTGGAAAGCAAGTACGGAGGAAGTAGAAGAAATAGATCACGAATCTGCGATAAATGATTATTTTCAGTGCCTAACAGAGTGCGATGACAATTCGAGTGTATGTAGAAGACTTTGCAGTGAAGTCTTCTAATCAGAAAAAAACCAATTAAATAAGTGGCATAACCTCCTCAGTAATGAGGGGGTTTTTTAATAGTATAATTAATATATAAGAAATAATATTATGTTTGAATTAAACCCAAATTTGAAAATTAAAAAAGAAATAATTCAAGGGTCTGTTGTTTATTCTGCAGATAATTTTTATAAAGATCCTGATCAAGTGGCAGACTTTTTATTCAATAGAGATGTTCCCTTATGGAAAACTTGGGAAAATCCTTCTGTGAATGGCATTTATTTTAATGATAAAAGATGGGTAAAAGAAGATTCTAGAATTTTTCCAGTTTATTTTTTATTAAGTAGTTTGTGTTGTCAAAGTGAATTGTGGGAAGAAAATACCGTTCTTACTACTATGACTAGATTTACTAATGATAAATTTAATAATTTTGAAAATAGTGTATGGTGGCCTCATAAAGATCCTGGATATAATGGAATAGTTTATTTTACTGATGATGAAAATAATGGAACTAACTTATATTCAGAAGATATACAAGGTAGT